AAAGGTTTTATAAAAGAAAGAATGAATGAGTTAAACGAACAACAAATAATAAAATTAATAGAAGAAAACTTAAATAACAAGTTTAGATATTATTTAGATGATATGCAAAATGAAAAAAGACCATTCGGAAATTCTGGCTCATATCAAATTATAAAAGATATTATAGAAATTACAGGAAATAATAAAAAATTTACAGTTTCATCTGAAGAAGAATTAGATGATTTGAGTCATGAATATATGCAAGAATGTTTTATAGACATTAAACAATGGATAAAAGATAACTCTGATGATTTTGAAGTTAAAATTGTTAAGAAAAACGAGGTGAAAGATGGAAACTGAAGAAAAAGTAGATAAATTATTGGATTATGTTTACAGTCTCCAGAAGAAGATTAAAGATGAAATGCTAAGCGGATTTAGCCGACTAGCAGAGCATCATGCAGAAATGTCTAAGATAACCAGTGATTTAATTGATATAGAAATTGCGTTTAAGGTTAGTAAAGATCAGCATGGTGAAAGGGTGAGAACCAGAAATGGGGATAGGGCTTCTTGCGAGGTCAGTTTGGATGCCTCACAATCCACTAGCAATAAACGGGATACGGGTAACCATGCTGATTCTAATTCTAATAGCGAAATTATTGGCTGCGGGAAGAAACTCTCAGTAGAACATAACGGTAGATACCATACATGCGGAAGTAATATTTATAGAGAAGCAAATGGAAATTATTGTGCTAGAAGAATAAATATAGTTTACTGCAATGAATGCAAGGAGAAGCAAAAACTTAACATTCATACTCAGGGCAAGATCCCAACGTCGACTAAAGCAGATAACCATACGGGCTGTATTTGTCCTGAGGCCCGCAAGGGTTCTGATGATAAAACGGACAAGTATAACGCCAAGACAAAACATTCCAATGGTTATATTAAAGCTAAAAAAGGATTAGAGGAACTTAAAAAATTTAAACTATGAAAATCGATGAAGGAAAATTAACAAAAGAAGAATTGAATAAGATAAAAGAAATATACAACAGTTCAAAAAAACAGGCCAGGAAAAAAGAATATACACCAAAATGGGTTTATGATTATTTAGATGAATCATTTAAAGAATTTTCTTTAGATAATTTTAATGAAGTTATGGATATGTTAGAATCATTCTTTAACATAGGAACATTAATAAAAATACCAATAAAAAGATTAAGAGCAGATATCATATATCATTTAAAAGAAGAAGGATTCGGAGAATATTATTCTGACAATAATTATAAACGATTTAATAGGTTATTTACAAAATGGGAATTGAATAAAGATAAAGATTTTAAAGATAAGATTAATAAGTATCCAAATATTAAAGCATATTTATTGGGAGAAAAAGAATGAACGAACGTATGGTATTTGCAGTAGTTGTTAAAACTAAACATTTTTTATCAGACTTTCTACAAGGATTTAAGAATGCAGTGGGAATGAATTTAACGGCATATGAAGAAATGATTGAAGATGCTTTGGGAGAATGTTATATGAAATTAACTAAAAAATACCCAGGTGTTTATGATATTAAATTTACAACTTCCCAAGTTGCAGATGGTGCATGTGAGATAATCTGTTATGGAAAGTTCCAGGACAAACAATGACTAACTCATCTATAGTAGAAGGAATAACTTTAATATCAGATCATCTAGCATCGACGGCCATTGATATATCAAAACAGAATGGAATATGGACATTCTTACTTTACTTCTTTGCGTTTATAGGATTTGTATCATTGGTCTATTCGGTTTTTAATAATATATGGAAGGGTGGGAGATTAGTTGGATATGGGTTTATATTTATCCCTATGGCAATAGTGGTGAGTTTATTAAACAAAAAGAAAAGAAAAGAAAGATTAAAAGAATGGGGAGAGATAAAGAACAGTTTAACAGGAAAGAACAAGTTAAAATTTTATATCTATTTGGTAATTAAAATTGGAGTACCTGTAATCATAGGAATATTTATATTAAAATGGATATTTTAAATTTATTTTATAATAAATACAAGGAGAAAGAATGAAAAATTTATACTCAATGAGCAGTCGGTGTGACCGAATATTAAACACGGATGATAGTGGAAGTGCTATCATATCAGCTGATATAACAATCGACCCGTATACGTTGCATTCTCGTGGGCTAATTACCTACGGCTCATTGAGAGCTTATTTAAATAATCCAATGAAACTAGAATGAAAATAACAATGACGAAAAAAGAAGCAGAAATTTTAAAACTAATCTGTGGTAATAACGCTGGGTATGGTGGAACTCATGAATTAACCGGAGAAGAATGGAATACACTAGAAAATAAATTTAAGATAAAGTCTAAGTAACAATGGTATATAATTTATCAAAAAAACTATTATTTTTAGGTTCATCTTGTATATATCCAAAAAAAGCTCCTCAACCAATTAAAGAGGAATATCTTATGACATCCCATCTTGAATCAACTAACAGTGGATATGCAACAGCAAAAATAGCTGGAATAGAAATGTGTAAATCATATAGAAAGCAATGGGGATGTGATTTTATATCTGTAATGCCTTGTAATTTATATGGTCCTGGAGATAGTTTTTCTCTAATGGATAGTCATGTACTTCCTGCTTTTATACGTAAATTTCATGATGCAAAAATGAATGGAATTCCCCAAGTAGAAATTTGGGGGGATGGAACTCCAAAAAGAGAATTTATGTATGTTGATGATGCAGCAGAAGCCTTATATTTTTTAATGCAATATTATGATGAGGAGAATCATATCAATATAGGAACAGGAGAAGATGTTCCTATTAGTTTTCTTGCTAAAATGATTAAAAATATTGTTGGATATGAAGGAAAGATATGTTGGAATAAATCATACCCAAATGGAACAATGCGAAAACTTTTAGATAATTCTCGCATACAAAGTTTAGGATGGAAACCAGAAATCAGTCTTGAACAAGGGATAAAAGAAACATATGAATGGTTTGTTGAAAATTATAAAAACATAAGAAAATAAAAAATTATGAGAGCTTATTTTGGACCTAATATAGCGGAAGTTTTTGAAATGATATTAGAGGATTTATGGGAAGATTCTGATTTTGTAACTTCTCCAAGAGGAATGGAAGTTAAAGAAATTATAGATTGTTCAATGGAAATTGAAAATCCAATGTTAAATATTTATACAAATAAATATAGAAGCTCTCCATTAAAATATATAGCAGCAGAATTACTTTGTTATTTCTCAGGAACAAAGAATCCAACTTACATTGAAAAACATGCATCCCTCTGGAAGTCCTTACATAACCCAGATGGGACTGTAAATAGTTTATATGGTAACCTATTATTTGTTGAAAAGAATGAACATGGGTTAACCCAGTATCAATGGGTCATTGAATCTCTTAAGAAGGATAAAGATAGCAGACAAGCCTTTATGCATTTTAATAAACCTTATCATCAATGGTTTGGAAATAAAGATCAGGTTTGTACATTACAAGCAATATTTCATATAAGAGAGAATAAACTTTATATGACTATTTTCATGCGCTCAGGAGATATAATTTATGGATTTATGACGGATTATGCTTTTTTTACTATATTAATGCAACACGTTTATTTAGAGTTAAAAGAAACATATTCAAAATTAAAAATAGGTTCTTATACGCATATCACATCATCAATGCATTTATATGAACGTCATTATGATTTAGTAAAAAAAATGGTTAAAACCCCATATTTTAAAAGAGAACCATTTAAACCAGGTTCTCTTCCTTTATTGAATACAAAAATATTAGATAATGTAGGAAATATTTTACCTAAATATAAAAAAATATTTAATCAAATTATACAACAAGAACCAAATTATAATATTAAAAAAACAGATAATGATTTATTAAATTGGTGTATTAATACATTAAAATAAAAAATAATAAAAAAAGATAACAATTTTCTTGAATATATAATGGAGGAAAAATGGTATACATATAAAGAAATTTTAGAATTATTAGATATTCATAAACAAACTCTTAATAATTGGAGAAGAAATGGTAATATAATTTATAAGAGATTATCTTCTAAAACTTTTTTATATAAATTACCTCAAACAAAAATTATTCAAGAAAATAAAAAGAATATTAATTAAATCAGGATTTGTATATGAATGGACTAATAATATTAATAAAATGAAATATTTAGGTTCACATAAAGGAAAATATAATGATGGTTATATTGGTTCAGGTATTATATTTAAAAGAGCTTATAATAAATATGGATCTAAAAATTTTTCAAGAAAAATTTTATATATTGGATATGAGTTTAGAAGAATAGAAGAATTAAAATTAAAGGAAATTAATGCAGCAAATAATCCATTATATTATAATTTGAAAAATGAAGCATTAGGTGGTTCTTTTTCAGGTATAAAAAATGGAATGTATGGAAAACATCTTTCAAAATATTCTAAACGAAAAATATCGATAACAAGTAAACAAAGATATACTCAAAAAAGAAAAAATAAACACTCACATGATATTGAAGGGGAAAAAAATCCAATGTATAATAAAAACTATCAATGTCATGGACTTTTAAAATATGCAAAAAATAATAAGGAAAAAACATATGAAGAAATATTTGGTGAAGAAAAAGCATTGAAAATAAAACAACAGATGTCTATTTCTAGGAGAGGGAAAAAGAAACAATTAAAAGAAATTATATGTCCACATTGTGGATTATGTGGAAAAGGACCAAATATGACTAGATATCATTTTAATAATTGTAAATTAAAATTAAAATAATGATTATAGAATTTTTAACAACAAAGTATAATTGGAGTGAAGGATATGAAACTGAAATCTTAGAGGATGATGAAGATTATTATTACTTTGAAGATGAAGAGCACTTATACACTTCTATTGATAAATATCTTGAAGATTCAGAATTTATTATAAAATGAGTTCTATACCCGGAACACCATACAATCCAATTCGAGGGAAATATGGACATCAAGCAGTAATAAAAACTTGTGAATATTTGGATTCACAAAAAATTCCTTACAAAACAACAAAACATTTTTTTGGTTATTGGAATCCAACATTAGATAGGATTTATGGAGATATTATCATGTTTGATAAATATTGGTTCGATGTAAAAAGAAATTCAATAACTGAAAGATCAATTGAGGATTTTAAAGGTTTTGGATATATATTGTGGCATCATAATTTGGATAAAAATATTTTTATTTCAAAAAATAAAATAACTAAAGTAAGAGATAATTTAATATTAGAATCTGTGGATTCAGGTGAAATGGCTTTTAAATATCGTAGTTTCTATCAATTTGATGATTTATTAACCTTTGAAGAACTTTGTGAAAAATATTTTTTAAAATCTAAAACTATCTAAAAGAAAATTTCTATAAAATGGTTATAAATAGGTATAAATAGATTTTTTTTAAAGATATATAATATATGGAAGATAAAACTTATTCATATAAAGAAATTATTTTAATGTTTGGAATTACCAAACAAACATTAAATAATTGGCGAAAATTAGGGGTTATTAAATATAATAAAATAACAAGAAAAACATTTAGATATTATCTTCCCGAATATAAAAATAAGGAAGAAAATGAAAAAATATAATGGAATTATTTATTGCGCTACTTCTCCATCTCAAAAAAAATATTATGGATTTAGTTTTAACTTTGAAAAAAGAAAAAAGGAACATTTAAGAGCTTCAAAAAAATCCAAAAACTCCATTTTTTATAAAGCTATTAATAAATATGGTTTTGAAAATTTTTATTGGGAAATTAAAGAATCTTTTGAAAATAAAAACAAAGAAATACTTAAAGAACTTCTTAGAAAAAAAGAATCTTATTGGATAAGAAAAGACAAAACATTTATGCCTAATGGATATAATATGACATTAGGTGGTGATGGCGGCGATACTCTTTCTAATCATCCCAATATAAAATTAATAGGGAGAAAAATATCTAAGAAAAATACAGGTAAAAGAAGGTCTAAAGAAACAAAGAAAAAAATAAGTGATGCAAAAAAGGGAGTAATTTTTTCGGAAGAAACAAAGAAAAAAATGAGTATTCAAGCTAAAAGAAGAATGAATAAACCCGAAGAAAAAAAACGTTTAAGTGAATTAGCAAAACAAAGGACCGGAAATAAAAATCCCTTTTATGGAAGAACTCACACAGAAGAAACAAAAAATATATTAAGGGAAAAATGCCCTAAATTTGGAAAAGAAAATGGAATGTATGGAAGAACTCATACAAATATTACAAAAGAAATTATTGGTGAAAAGAACAAAATTAAACCTAAAAAAATATGTCCTTATTGTAAAAAAGAAATAGATATAAGAAATTATGCGCGATGGCATGGAAAAAAATGTAAATATAAAACTTCTCCATCTTTTTGTATATAATAATAAAAAACTATGAATCAACAACAAATGAAAATTACACCTGAAATGGTTAAAAACGGAACTAACATTAAATGTGAAGGATGTGGAAATTTAATCTTTGTAGAAAAAGTTATATTTAAAAAAATTGCAGCCGTTCTTTCACCATCAGGAAAAATTGAGGTTATTCCCATGCCAATTATAGTATGTGATAATTGTGGAAAAGTCTCTGAAATTTTTGACCCACAAAAAATAGTTCCAAAAGAATTAAAGGTAGTTAAACTTAGTCCAAAAACAAATCCATCAAATAATTTAAAAATACAAAGATGAAAGAAAGACAATTTTATAAAGTAGCCGTAAAGGTAGAATTTGAAAATAAAAAAGGCCAAATTAAATTTCGTAAAGAAGAATATTTAGTTAATGGTGTAAATCCAACTGATGTTGAAGTACAAATTACAAAAGAAATGGAAGGATATGGAGATTTTGAAATAATTTCAATTGTTCTTACTAAGATTCTTGCTGTATTAGATAAATAAAGGTTGTTATAGTTTAAATTAACTATAATAAATAATAAAAGAATTAAAAATTATTTATTATGGCAATGACCAATTTTAAAAAATCTGAATTTAAGTTTAGCGAAACTTTTAATAATTCAACAGGAAAAACATCTGGTAGTGGTTTTATTGGTGTGTTAATGGGATTAATTGCAATCTTATCTTTTATTGCTGGAGTAGTGGGATGGTATTTGGGATTAGATAATGCTATGGAATTTTTGGAAAAGGTTTTACAACTTGGAGCATTATCTGCATTGTTAATGGGAGTTAGAAAAGCAGCAGGTGCATGGGGAAAAAAGGATAATACTAATGAAGGAAAAGGATAATGCCAAACAATTACGACTTTAATAAATTAACAAATATTAAAGAAATTAAGATAAATCCAAAGGGATGGATATTAAATATAATTGTTGAATATGGTATTGGATATCATGGCGAAGATATTTCTTATTTTTGGAGAGTTAAAGGCACAAAACATACATTTGTTATTCCTATTCTAAGAATGGATTATTTAACAGAAGGAAATTACAATGCACATTTTGAGGAAGTTTTGGAATCATTTAGAGAAGATTATAAAAAATGGAAAAAAGAAGAATGGTATCTTGAATGGCAGCGAGAATATTACGAAGACTTTTCACAATTCATCATTTAATATACAAATAAAAGATGTAAAAATAAAAAAAATATTTTTAAAACACTAAAATTATGAAAGAAAGACTTTACATATTTTTTCAATAGGTTATAGGAAATAAAAAAAGTAAAAAGGCTAAAAGACTGATGAATATATAGAATAAAAAACTATATATGAAAAAACAATTTAATTTTGTTTATGTTACAACCAATTTAAAAAATGACAATCAATATATTGGAGATCATTCAACAAACAATTTAAATGATGGATATTTAGGAAGTGGTCGTATTTTTCTAAAAGCTATTAAAAAATATGGTTCAAATTGTTTCAAAAGAGATATTTTAAAGCAATTTGAAACAAAAAAAGAAGCTTTTGATGCTCAAGAAAAATATATTAATGAATATAATACATTAATACCAAATGGTTATAATATAAGTCCCAAGGGAGGAAACAATGTTAAAGGATGCCATTCAGAAGAGACAAAAAGAAAAATGTCTATTAATATAAGTGAAGGTAAAAAAGGTAAAAAATTATCTGAAGAACATAAAAGAAAGATAAGTGAAGGATTAAAAGGAAAAAAACATTCTGAAAAAACAAAAAAGAAATTAAGTATAGCTCATAAAGGTAAAAAATTATCTGAAGAACATAAAAATAAAATATCTAAAAAATTAAAGGGAATAAAAAGATCTGAAGAAACAAAAATAAAAATAAGTATAGCTCATAAAGGTAAAAAATTATCTGAAGAACATAAAAGAAAGATAAGTAGAAGCAGCAAAGGTAAAAAATTATCTGAAGAACATAAAAATAAAATATCTAAAAAATTAAAGGGAATAAAAAGATCTGAAGAAACAAAAATAAAAATAAGTATAGCTTTAAAAGGAAGAATAGTAACTTTAGAGACACGAGAAAAATTGAGAAATATACTCAAAGGGATGAAACGTTCAAAAAATTTTTGCAAAAAAATGAGTATTATACAACAAGGAAAAAAAAGAGGAAATTATAAAACCAAAAAATATGAACAGTGAAAAAAGATACTTTCAATGGATCAATGGTGCTCGTAGGGGTGAAGTACTTATTTTTGATAAAATTGAAGAAGAAGATAATATGGTATTTGTAAGCTTTACAGATAAGTCTCGATGTAATGAAGATTTAATATTACCTATCAATCAAATAAATAATAGAAACATGCTCATGGCCGAAGTGG